TTAATGATTTATTAAATGATGAAATTAATATTGAAGAATTAATTGATATAAATGAAAATACAGCACCCAGTGCATTTTTAGATTGATAATTTTTGGATAAATTTACGGAGAATCTGGTTGATCAGATTCAGATTTAAAAAATTCATCTTGTTCCTTTTTGCTCATACCGGATAAAATCCATTCATTTAATTCACCCATAGTTTCAAAATCTTTTAGATAACAAATATTACCTTGAAAGTCATAAAAATCATAAGAATCAAATGTATTAGATATAAATTTATTATTATATTTATCAATACCTTTTAGATATATATTTTTAAGATAATTATATCTATTACCTTTTTCAGTATTACTATTAGCATGATGTTTCATATCTTCAAGAACACTACCTATCATTTTGAATAGATTTAAAACTTGTGTAGTCATTTTAATTTATAAATATCATAATAATATCTATAAATTAATTAAAAGTCAATTTTTTCCTGAATTTTTATCTTACAATAGCTGCCTTAATTACAACAGGAAATATATCTAAAAATGGTACTCTTGATCCATATACAACTAGATCATATTTCTCACCTTCTCTGATCGAATCCCATAATTCAACAGATTTAAAATGACCAAACCATAAATTATTACCAGCTACATATACTTTCCCATCTAATGAAGAAAATGTTAATTTATATAATCTGTCGTATAAAATATATTTAGATTTTACAGTTACTCTTTCAACTCTTAGAGTATACATTGTATAAATGTAATGTAATGTTAATAATACTATAATAATTATTATAGTAACAAAAAAATTTACATTTTTATCCAAAAGATTTTCGTTTTTTTCCATAAATTACAATATATTTTATTTTTATATATTATATAATGCCAACTATAAACTCTCCAATAATAAATAGAAGACCAAGATGTTCTGACAAGGCAATTCAATTATATTGGAAGCCTGATCCTAATAATCCCCTAGCTCCTGGTACTACTTTTAAAATTCAAGATATAAATGGAAATGCTGCAAATATTTCTGGTATCACTGGTAATGGTTATACTTTTAATGGTTTAACTAATGGTACTCGTTATCATTTTCAAATTGCTTCAGTAGTAGGTGGTGTTGATGGACCTTTTCAAAAATTTAATAATGTACAACCAGGATTTAGACCAGGCGCCCCAGTAAATGTAAAATATGATGTTGACGCTGATGGTACACTTTCTATTTCATGGAATGCAAATACATATACAGGTAATTCTGATATATCAAGAAATTTAATTACATTAGTTGCAGCTGATATATATGGTAATTTATTAGTTAAAGAACCATATATTATTAGAGATGCAAATGGAAAACCAGATTTAAGTAATACACTAGTTACTAAAAAAGCAACATATGCTGGTGATGGTGTAAGATATTTACAAACACCTAATTTAACATACAATTATAAAGCACTTGTTCAAGCAATTAATGATATTGGTTATAGTAATTATGGAAATTTTACAAAAACACTAAATGCTTCTACACCTTCAAAAGGATTAAAATTATGGTTAGATCCATGGGAAGAAGTATATATTAATACAACCACCGACCTAAATGGAAAAAAACGTATGATAAAATGGACTGATAAATCACAAAATGCAATAGTTGCTAATGCTATAATTGGAACTGCACCTGGATACGATAGAAATAATGGAGTATTAACATTTGATGGTACACAATATATGAAATTACCAAATGGTACTTTACCAAATTCAAATATATATTCAATTTTCATGTACATGGAACCTAAATGCACTAAAACCGTTGATGCATTATCCGGTGGTAATTCTGGTATTAATCGTGGATTAAGTATCTATACTAAAAGTGGAAATATATACCAAGATTATAACAATTTCAATTTAAATGGAAAATTTAATGTTAAAGGAAAACCATTTTTAGCTGAATTCTCAAGCGATGGTGAAAATGTATCTACTTATATAAATGGAAACTTAATATGTTCTGTTGCAAGAGCTGATAGTAGATTTGCAAACGATTCTAATGTATATATTGGTGCAGGATTAAATTTAAGTAATAAATTTGAAGGTAATATTGGTGATATAATTATATATGATAGAGCAGTCAGTGATATTGAAAGATATAATTTAAGACAATATGTATTAGCCAGAAGAAATTATTCATATGCTCCAGTACCAGTATTAGACTTAAATGAATTAGCATCATTATTAGTATGGTTAGATGCATCAAATGTTGAAGCTATGATGATTAATGATACTACAATTGCAGTTGATGGTGATGCAGTATACCAATGGTTAAATCAAAGTAAAATTTATACTGAATCAGTTAAACAAACAAATCCTGCAAATCAACCAACAAAAGCAGATTGTGGATTAAATAATACTGATGCAGTTAAATTTGATGAAACAAAAGGTCAATATATGATCAGTTATGGAGGTAATAATCCATTAGATTTCTATACTGTAGTACATATTGATAAACAAATTGATGCACCATCAAGTCCTCTTTCACAAGATGGAAATAATGCAGATGATGATAATATTATAGCCCCTTTAGGATTATTAGCTGAAATAAAATCAGAAGTAAACGGTACCTTTAATTATAATCAATTATTATATCAAGGACATTTAGTACATGTAAGTCAAGGAACTTCATATTTTGATGCATCTAATACAGTTATACAACCAAATACAATGGCTTTAGTTCAATGGTCATTAAGTGACAATAATTATATTATAAGACAAAATGGTAATGATGGAGGATTTAGTGAAACACATTCATTATTAACTGGACCAACGGTTCAATTAAATGTTGGAGGAGCTTTTTCAGGATATGTCCATGAAGTATTATCTTTCAATAAACAATTAGTTTTTGACGAAAGATCACAAGTTGAAGGATATTTAGCATGGAAATGGGGATTCCAAAATACTCTAGCAAATAACCATCCTTATAAAAGTTATGGTCCAAATGTAATAAGTAAATATACTACTGGTGGTCCTCATAATTTTAATCCTAATGTATTAGGGAATTTAACTTTATGGATTGATGCAAATGATAGTACTAAAATGACAGTAAATGGATCTAAAGTTGTATCTATTAAGGATAAGAGTCCAGCAAATTCTATAATTAGTATATCAAATTCAAATAATGTAAATAAAGTATCAACAAAAATTGGAAACGTTATTACAATAAAAGATACAGAACAAATAAGAGCAAAATTACCAAAAGCATTTAATACATCAGATTATACAATAGTAGAAGTATATCAAGTTAATGGAAATTCAAATATCAATGTATGTGCATTAGGTAATTCATCTAATTACTCTACAACAATTAAATATGAAAATAATTCTTATAATTTATATGGAAATAATGCAAAAACTATTAAATCAAATTTTACTGATAGTTCAAATAAATATGTAATACAAACATCAATTAAACATGATACACGTGATGATAATTTTGGTAACTTACTAATAACATATATAAATGGTATGGCAGGATATCACAATTTTAATTCTATATCTTCAAATATCAATGTAGCAAATATTGATTTAAAAGCAAATATTGCTGAAGTATTAGTATTCAATAAAGCATTAAATAACGATGATAGAACAACAGTTGAAGCATATTTAGGATGGAAATGGAATCTTCAAGGAGTTTTCCCATATTATAACCCTTATTATTATGATGCAAATGTAATAAGTTCTGTTCAAAATTTAGTATTATGGTATGATGCAAATGATATGAATACTATTAATTGGGATACAAATAATGGTAATATAATTACAGGATGGAATGATAAATCGGGTTATATAAATAATGCAAATACTCAAATATCAAGTAATCCTCCAACAATAACAACAATTGGAAATAAATATTATGCTTCTTTCCAAGACAGTGGTATGGATTCTGCATATTTAAGATGTAGTGGTAATATAAATTTAGACCATAGATTATCTTATTTTATAGTAGGTCAAAAAAATAATTATGCTGCTTCAAGTACTCCATCAAGTCAACCTGAATTAAGAACTATTTTTACAGCATCTAAAGATTATGAATTAGCTGGAGGAAATATTTTATCTGGAGCTGCTTTTATAGTTGATGGTAATATATCTATTGTTTCTACTAGTTTAGAAAATGGTGAAGATGTAATAGATCCTGTAATCGGTAAACAAATGACAAATTCTAAATATATTTTAGAATTAATTAAGAATGATCAATACTATAAATCATATTTAAATGGTATATATGTAGGCGACCATACTGATATTATGGGTCATACTGATTTTAAGGCATTTTATTTCGGTGGACACGATGATATTAATACAAGTGCTGGAAATATTGCAGAAGTTATTGGATACAATAGTACATTAAATGATGATGAAAGACAAAGAGTTGAAGCATATTTAAGTACTAAATATAATATTCCAATAGACAGTAAAAATCCATATTCAACATTAAATAACAATCAAACTGTAGATATAAATTATAGAAGAAACAAAATCATACCTTCTGCTCCTGCTATTACAAATGCATTAAATCAAAATACTGCACCTTTATCAGATGGAAGTATTTATAGTACATATTTAGTAGAACCTGCACCACTCGGTTTATCTAATAAATTTAAATTAAATAATTCTTACAAATTCCAATTCCCATTCGCTAAAGAACAAGTATTAAAGAAAGTATCATTTTATGGAACTAATGTATATGATACAACAACAAATGAATTACCAAATGGTTTTTATATATCTAATTGTGATATAGCTGGAACAGCAACTACTCAACCATTCTACAGTTGTGTATCAATTTCTAAATTAAATTATAATACTAATAATCAATATGGTTTATATAATTTTGATATGATTATTTTTAATAATTTATCAAGTTCTAATGTATTTACTTTAGAAATGAAATGCAATACAAATTTTGTAATTTCTGAAATTGATTTCTTTACATCAAGTAAAAAATCACCTGGTGGAACCACAGGTGGAACAACAGATGTACCCACAGATGTACCCACAGATGTACCAACATATACAGCTTAAATGACATCTTCTTATAAATTAAATTTTTTGTAAAATTATTTTAAGATCTTTATTTATTTCTTCAACTATTGGATTATTTTTATAATCATCTATATAGTATATTTCTTTAACTCCTGCAGATACCAATACCTTATAACAATTTATACAAGGATAATGTGTAATGCATGCAATTGAATCAGTTGTATTAACTCCACGTTTCGCACAATCAGTAATACAATTTTGTTCTGCATGTACTGTAGCTTGTTCATGATTATCAACTATGATTGATTTATGTTCTGCACCTGGTAAAAAACCATTATACCCTGTTGAAATAATTCGATTATCTTTTACTAAAACACATCCAACATGTAGTCGTTCACATGGTGATCTTTTAGCTACTAATTGTGCTAATTCCTTAAAATAATTATCCCATGATAATCTTGACATTTATTTATAATTTAACACAAATTATAAATAATTAAAATATAAATCAATTTTTATACATCATTTAATGTATAATTATAAATATCTATTATAAATTTTTTTATAGCATCTTTTATTATTTCTTCATCATAGTCTTTCTCAAAATATTGTATTATAGAAGCCAATCTTTGTTCAGATATTGAATCTGCAAAATCATCTGAATTTTTTAGTATTTCATCTGCAACTTTATCAAATATTCTCTTTAATGCATCATCTTTAGTTGTTGTTATCCATTTATTATTTTTCTTAATTTTACAATATTTATTATTTAAATTATCAACCTTAATAGTATTATTTTCTGGATATTTATCATTTAAATATATCTCATTTGATAATTTTAAGAAACTATCTTGTCCATAATGAGTAGTTAATAACTTTTTAAAATATGTTGGTGTAAGATACTCTATATTTTCACTACCAAAATTATTTATTTGAATATTATTAGTTGTATTATTTGAATTAATATTATTTATATTTGGCTTTACTTTTATCTTATTTTTTATTAAATTTATTTTGGTTGAAATATTGATGGAAGATTCAATTAACTTATTTAATTCTTCATCTGTTATATCAACCCCCAATAGCTTAATCAAGAAAACTTTATTTTCGTGTGAAGATTTATTTTCTAATATATCTGATATATCTTTATCTGATATTTCAGTATTTTGTTCTTTTCTACTTATTATTTCTATACTATTATTTACACATACTTTTTTTTCAACATGTTCTAATAAGTTTTTTTTCTGTTTAAAATACCTATTACAGATCTTACATTTATAATCAGTTGGCTCATCACACTTATTTTTACGATTTTCATGTTTTAATAGCATTTGCTTTGAAGAAAAATATTTATTGCATTTATTACACTTAATTTCAGACATTTATAAAATACTATATATTTTTTTCTTTTCGATTAACCCCATTTTTTCGTTTAGATTAATCAAAAAGAAAGAAGAGTTTTATATCTTATAATGATATTACTAGTTCACTATTTTACTACTTTATGGTATGTTTTACTTTCTTTTTGATTATTTCTTAAATTTAATAAATAAAGGTATAAAGTAATAGGATATAGACTTTGAAAAAAATCAATATGGTATAAATCAACTTTCGAATTTATTAAAAATCAAAACGAAATTCAAAAAAATGAAAAAAAAAATTCTGACTTTTTTTAAAAACAAATTTCGGCCGGCGGACCCAAAAATTTTGAAAAAAATCAAAATTTTCTTTTGGATTAATCTAAAAGTTTTTGGATTAATCTAAAAGAAATAACAAATATGATATAAATCTGGTATATTATCTAAATAATTATCCAATAAACAAACATTTATGGTATACTTTTTGATTAATCTAAAAGAAAATCGAAAAGAAAGTAAAATTTTTTTTAATCTTTTTTAATTATTTCAATATGTACATAACCTGAAGATCCCGGATCTGATGCAAGAACTGTTTCATTTCCATCTTCAGTTATTATAATAGTGTCAAAAAATGTTTCACCTACATATATAACTGTTCCTTCTTTAGAGCAGTTATACTCTTCATATCCTTCCCAGAGTAAATATTTCTGTGAATAAGTACCAACAGTTGATCTAACAACATCACCAATTTTAATATCTTTTATATTCATTTGAATTAATTAATATTAGATATTATTAATTAATATATAAATCAATTTTTAGTACTATTTACGGCCTTCATAATAATACAAATGATCATTAAGTTCATAGATGATATCATTCTTTTTATCAATTCTATTAAGAAGAGTTTCTTTTTCTTTGAGAAAAGATTCTCTAATTGTAATAATTTCTTCGCGTAACTTTTTATTTTCTTCTTGTAGTCTTTGTTCAGTTGATATATACCAAGTCGTATTTAATTGAGTTTTAGGTGAAATAGGAATATTACTTTCAGGTATTTTAAATGGTGAAAGATTTTCAGTTACTTTTACTTGTGGAGTATTAAAATCAAATTGTTTGAATCCATATTCAGATTTACCATCATTTTGACTAATATTAAAAAAAGATGGTTGACGACTATTTAGTCGTGGGCGCTCTTCTTGTTTTTTTCGGTAAGAATAGCTAGATTTATGCATGTTTAATTATATTTTAAATAATTAAATTAACAACAATTAACACTTTCAGTTTTTTTTCTTTTAGACTCACGTGTACAATCTAATAAATCAAGAAGTTCTTTAATTTCATCTTTTAGGGCTTGTTTTTCAATCATACAATTATCATATTTTTCTTCTAATTTTTTATGTAAATTATCATTTTCAATCTTTAATTCAGTAAGTACTTTATATTTATATTTATTACTATAAAAATTAATAATATTTTCATATTTTATTTTTAGCTTTTTATTTTCATCTATAAGTATATCTATTCTTTTTTTTAATTTTTCATTTTCATTGTTTAAATTATTCATTATTGTTATTTACTTATTAAATTTTTAAATCTTTATA